CACTTCTAACTTTGAACGATTAACTGTTGATACTAACGGAGACATCAGCTTCTACGAAGACACAGGCACAACACCAAAGCTATTTTGGGATGCTAGTGCAGAGCGATTGGGGATAGGAACTGCAAGTCCTGAAACTCCATTAAATGTAATTGGAAATGGTCGTTTTGACAATTCTGCTGGTACTCCTGTCAGATTGCATATTAATAACAGTGGTTCTAATGACTATGCTTCAATTTACGCAGATACAACGACTGCATATAAAAACTTAGTAATCAATCCCAATGGTGGCAATGTTGGTATTGGTACTGATAATCCAACTGTCCTTTTAGATTTGGAAAGCACTTCCCCAACTATTAAATTCACTGATAGTAATGCTTCTGGAACTCCAGAATCTGAGATTAGTGGTGCTGGTGGTGACTTAACATTAAGAGCAGATAAAGATAATGAGAAAGCATCTTCAATAATAGGTTTTGAGGTTGATGGCTCAGAAGCAATGCGTATAGACAACATTGGCAACTTATTGGTGGGTTTGACTAGCGAAAGTCTTTGGGAAACAACAGCAGGGTGTAGTTTAAGACCAAATGGAACTGCAACTTTTACAAGAGATTCTAATCCTGCTTTATTAGTTAATTTATTAGGAAGTGATGCAAATCTAATTAATTTTTATAAAGACAACTCTACTGTGGGAAGTATTGGTGTTACAGGTTCTGGCACTCAGCCTTATTTTGTAAAGGCTTCAACAGGTGGTTTTAAGATTGGTAACGATGGCTCTACAGCTTTGTTGCTTCCTGTTAATGCTGATGGGTCAAACTCAGACGGCGGTGCTGACTTAGGTGCGTCAACGAACCGCTTCAAAGACCTCTACCTATCAGGTGGTGTATACTTAGGTGGCACTGGTTCAGCTAATAAGTTGGATGACTATGAAGAGGGGACTTTTGTGCCAGTTTTAAGTGCTACTACTACGGCAGGTAGCTATACTGGAACTACTGCTGCAAAATATACAAAAGTAGGCAATCTTGTCCAAATAGAATTACAAATACAATTTACTACTTTTTCTGTAACTCCTAATGGAAATTGGAGATTAAGTAACCTTCCTTTTGTTCCTGCAACTGATGGAAATGCAAAATTTCATCTTACTTTTTATAATGTAGATATTGACACAACTAACCATCATGTTTGGCATGCTTATCCTACTAGTGCTTCAAATATTCAATTTTTATTCTATAGAGATAATTCCACTTGGGTTTTAGGTTCAACAGGTAATTTTCAAATAGGAGATGGGGATATTATTGGAGTTTCAGGAACTTATTTATCAGCATAACCCTATTGGACATAGGGTAGTCAGTCCATTAACCAAAAGGAGATAAAAATGGCATTAACAGAAGAAACAATACAAGACAAAATAGAAATCGTAGGTGACTATAAGATGGTTCAAGTAAGAACTGCCACAGTCATCAAGAGAGATGGTACAGAGATAAGTCGTGGATTTTCAAGGCACGTTGTAGCACCTGATATAAGTGCAACTGACTTAGCCAATGAGAGTGCAGAGGTACAAGCAATATGCAATGCAGTACATACAGAAGCAATCAAGACAGCATATGCAACACATTTAGCAAATCAGGAGATATAAATGGCAGTAACTTATGAATGGCAAGTGTCCAATATGGAACGTAATTTAGCTGATGGTGGTGTAACTATCGTGCATTGGAATTGTGTAGGTACAGAAAATGAAATATCTGCTCGTTCTTATGGTACAACATCACACACACCAGATGCTTCAGGTTCAGACTTTGTAGCATTTGATGACCTAACTGAAGAAGTGGTTTTAGGTTGGGTTCATGCTTCTATAGATAGAGATGAAATTGAAGCAAACATAGCATCAAAGATAGATGCTTTAGCAAATCCAACAACAGCAAGTGGAGTAACTTGGTAATGACTGAACAGAGCAACGTAATCACTATTGATGGTAAAGAGTATAATCAAGAAGATTTATCACAAGACCAAACATACTTTATCAATCAGATAAAAGACTTACAGACTAAGGGTGCTAATCTTAGATTTCAACTAGACCAAGTAACTGTAGCTCAGAATGCTTTTACTAACTCATTGATACAGTCCTTAAACAAGGAAGAGGAATCTGTGCCAGATGAAGTTAGAAATGAAGCCTGAACTCCAAGTACAACTAGAACTTGAAGCCCATGAGAAAGAATGTGCAATACGTTACAAAGTAGTTGAAGATAAGCTGGGTGCTTTGGATAAAAGACTTTGGAGACTAGAGGCAATGCTCATGGCTAGTACAGTTACTGTCGTAGCTTTAATGATAAGTATAATAATGAAATAGAAAGGTAAAGAGATGCTTGACCCCATATCAGCTTTTGCTGCAATTACTGCTGGGCACAAAACTATTATGGGTGCTATAAAAATAGGCAAAGATTTAAGCTCTCTTTCCACAGCTATAGGTAAATTTGCACAAGGAGAAGCTCATCTTCAACATGCTGAAGCACAGAAAAAGAAGAGTAGATTCTCTCTTGCAGAAGACTCAGCCATAGAAAAGCACTTTAAGAAAGAAGCTTTAGAAGATATGAGAGCTGAGTTACGTAAAGCTTTCCAATACTTTGGAAAAGCTGGACAATGGGAAAGACTCCAAGCAGAGATTGCCCAAGAAAGAGCTAGGATTAAAAAAGAACTAGCTGAACAGCAGAGAATAAAAGACAGAAACTTAATGATAACCACAGTCACTGCTTTAGTTGTACTAGGCACAGTTGGTATTGTCGCTTGGATTAAGTTCCTGCAAGGAGGATTCTAATGTTTAAACTTCTTGTTATAGCTTGTGCTATAGCAGACCCTAAGATGTGTATAACTTTTGAGGACACACTAAAGAAACTAGAGACTGAGCAACAGTGTATAGAAAGAGCTTACGAAATGAGAAAAGATATCGTAGAAGAGCTAAAAGATATGAAACCTATGGTTTACAAATGCATTGAACTTCAGAAAGGTAAATTTACATGATAGACTTTTACTTAAATATGTCTAAATTTTTTGGTAAAATTAATACTTACTTCTATAACAAACATGTTACAGCTTTAAGAAGAAAACAGTTAAAGGAACGTATAAGATGATACAAGCATTAATAGCACCAGTAGCTTCATTGTTAGACAAGTTTATCCCAGATGCAGACACTAAACAAAAGATTGCCCATGAAATTGCAACTATGTCAGAGAAACATGCACAGGAGTTAGCAAAAGGTCAACTAGAGATAAACAAAGAAGAAGCTAAACATAGGTCACTATTTGTTGCAGGTTGGAGACCCTTTCTTGGTTGGATACTAGCTGCTGCAATGGGTTGGCACTTTGTCTTTGCTCCTGCTACAATGTTTGTTTGTGCTTACTTTAACGTACCAATACCAGCTTTACCAGTGTTTGACATGGATAGTCTTATGACTGTACTACTTGGTATGCTTGGTTTAGGTGGACTCCGTACTGCAGAAAAGATAAAAGGTATAACTAAATAATGGAAGTAGAAGTAATAAGTATATTCTTACAAATATTAACACTACTAGCTGTATGTGCTAACACAGCTATTAACATAGTCTATAGGTTGAAAAAATGAGTCTTTATGAAAACATAAATAAAAGAAAGAAGCTTGGTATATCTAGACCCAAGTCAAAGAGTACTGTATCAGCTAAGTCATACGCAAACATGAAAGCTGGTTTTCCTAAGAAAACAGACAAATACAAAAAGAAAAAGTAATGACAGCAGATAGAAAAACAATAGATAAATTACATGAAGAGGTAACTCAACAGTTACTTCTACGTGTACGTAGTGGAGAAGCGACAGCTAGTGAATTATCAGTAGCTGTTAAATTTCTTAAAGATAATGGAGCATCTTTAGATGTCATAACGTCAGACAATCCTATGGCTAGTTTACTACATGAGCTACCCTTTGATGTAGGAGAGAAATTACAATGAGAGAAGCACCAAATGCTACACTAAAACATATAGTAGTGACTTTAACAGGAGGTAACTGGATTAAACTAGTAGACACAAATGTCCAACGTACTTACCTAATGATACAGAATGACATAGATGCTCATACTATTACTGTAGGATTTGGTACTGATACTACTCCTCCTACTGATGGATTTCAAATAGAAGGTGCAGCCTCTGGTAATAAAATAGGAGATGTTACATTTCAGTTTAACGTAGCTCCAATCAATGCTGTATGGGCTAAAGCTAGTGATGCACATGACCATCCTGTAAATGTTGTGTACGATGACTAACATTCCAGAACAACTTAAAGATTTTAGAAACTTTACATACCTAGTATGGCAACACTTAGGCTTACCTGAACCCACTCCCATACAGTATGACATAGCTCACTACTTACAAACAAGTCCAAAACGTAGCATAATAGAAGCTTTTCGTGGTGTAGGTAAGTCTTACATCACTGCTGCATACGTAGTACATCAGCTACTACTTAACCCTGAACTAAAGTTTATGGTTGTATCAGCTTCTAAAGCACGTGCAGATGACTTCTCAACATTCACACAACGTATCATTGTTGAGCTTCCTATATGCCAACACCTCGTTGCTAGAGACGGTCAGAGGTGGTCTAAGATAGCTTTTGATGTTGCACCAGCCAAAGCCTCTGGAAGTCCCTCAGTGAAGTCCGTAGGGGTCACAGGACAGCTAACAGGTTCTAGAGCAGACATAATCATTGCAGATGACGTAGAAGTTCCTAACAACTCTATGACTCACATGATGAGAGAGAAGCTGTATGAGACTGTTAAAGAATTTGATGCTGTGTTAAAGCCTGATGGAAAGATTATTTACTTAGGTACACCTCAGAATGAGATGTCCTTATACAATGTACTGCTTAGTCGTGGTTATGACATGAGGGTTTGGACTGCACGTTATCCTACTCTAGAACGAGCAGAGAAAGCCTATGGGGGTAGGTTAGCACCTCTCCTGTATGATTCCCTCCAAAAGAAGGAAAAGTCTCTGTATGGGCTTCCTACAGACCCTAAACGGTTTGACGATGAAGATTTGTTAGAAAGAGAACTATCTTATGGTCGTTCAGGTTTTGCATTGCAGTTCATGTTGGACACATCTTTAAGTGATGGTAACAAATACCCACTCAAGTTAAGTGACTTAATCATATATAGCTGTGATAAGGATACTGCTCCTGAGAAAGTAGTCTATGGTATTATGAAACCCATGTTAGACATTCCTAACGTAGGTTTAGCAGGTGATAAGTTCTATGCACCAGAAGATACTATAGGTAGGTTAGACTATCAAGGCTCAGTGTTAGCCATTGACCCCTCAGGTAGAGGTAGTGATGAAACAGCTTATGCAGTTGTTAAGATGTTAAACGGATACTTGTACGTTACTGATGCAGGTGGTGTAGCAGGAGGTTACTCTGAGAGCACACTGCAGCACCTAACTGACCTAGCAAAGATAAACAAGGTTAACATGGTACTTGTTGAGAGTAACTTTGGTGATGGTATGTTTACTGAGCTACTAAAGCCATACCTGCTTAAGACGTATCCATGTACCTTAGAAGAGGTTAGACATAGTAAACAGAAGGAAAACAGGATTATAGACACCCTTGAGCCTGTTATGAACCAGCATAGACTTGTTATAGACCCTAAAGTAATACAAAAAGACTATGACAGTGTACAGTCTATGCCACCTGATGTAGGTATTAAGTACATGTTAACCTATCAAATGACACGTATAACTAAGGTTAGAGGAGCATTAGCACATGATGACAGGCTTGACGTACTTGCTATGGCAGTCCAATACTGGGTTGACCAGATGGCTGCTGATGCAGATACAGAAATACGAAGCAGAAAAGAAGAACTATTAGAACTAGAACTAGATAAATTCATGTCAAACCTCAATATGAGCAAGGAAAAACCTGTTCAACAGAGTTGGATAGAGTTCTAAAGTTACAACCAAGATAGACTCCCTTTCACATATATAACTTATACACTGGTCAGATATCCATTGTTTAAGGGAGTTTTACTTGTTTGACAGTGTTTAGACCTACTGCTGCTACTAGGAGTTAAAGATACTGGTTGTATTTTGGTAGAAAAATCTGAAACAGTATTTAACTTAGAGGACACGCCCAAGT